GCATTACAACAAACAGCAACCACCAAGAAGGCAAACAGCATTGTACCCAACAAAGAGGAGCGGCTCGGAACGTACCTCGGCAGAACGGACATAAAGGTATGGCTTAACGGCGTACTCGGCAACCCCAAAGCCGCAGAAAAGTTCGTGGCGAACGTAACAAGCGCGGTAGCCGTAAGCAGTGAGCTTGCAACCTGCCGCCCCGCAACGATAGTTACGGGCGCACTCGTAGCCAACGCGCTTAACCTTTCGCTTTCGCCCAGCCTCGGACAGTGCTACCTCGTGCCGTTCAAAAACAACGCCGCAAATACCACCGACGCAGTATTTATCCTCGGTTACAAAGGTTATATCCAGCTGGCTATCCGTAGTGGCTACTACCGCAAGATAAACGTTATAGCTTTAAAGGAAGGGGAGCTTATCGAATGGAACCCGCTAACCGAAGAAATAAAGGTTGAGATTATCGACGACGAAGAAGTCCGCGAGAATACCCCGGCCGCAGGCTATTACGCATACTTTGAGGAAACGAACGGCTTCCGCAAGCAGATTTACTGGAACAAAAAGAAAATGCAACTCCACGCGGACAGGTACTCCAAGGCGTTCTCATTGGAAACGGACAAACTTATAAAGGCGGGCAAGATACCGCAAAAGGATATGTGGAAGTACAGTTCCTACTGGTATTCAAGCTTCGATGAAATGGCGGCAAAAACGCTTTTACGTCAACTTTTAGGGCATTGGGGAACGCTTTCCATCGACCTGATAACCGCGATAGAACAGGACGGCGACTTCAAACAAACGGAGTTCTTCGACAGCTCCGCCGCACCCGCCGCAGAGGGCAAGCAACTACCGCCCGCCGCGCCGCAAACGCCCCAGCCCACCGAGGACGATAACGACGAATTAAGCCCCGAGGAACAGCGCACCTTACTTGAAGAAGCGGAAGGCTTTGACTTTTTCGACGGTAACGAGTAAAGGAAAAAGCGAAACGGCATAAAAGGAGGGCAAACGAAATGGCAGCCCCTGTCAAAGCGGGATTAGATTACTTCCCTTTCGACGTCGGGCTAATGAAAGACAAAAAACTACGCAGAGCCAAGTTAAAGTACGGGTATTTAGCAACGGACGTATATATCGCGCTACTTACCCTGCTTTACTCGGACAAAGGGTATTATATCCCCTACGAAACGCAGAAAGAAAAGGACGACTGCATATGGTACGTTTTAGACTGCTTGCAGGGGAAATACCAACCCGATTCAGATATGATTGCGAACGTAATTGAGGAGCTTGTGGCGGGAGAACTATTTAGCGCTGACCATTATCCCAAAAATATTACGTCAAAACGCTCACAGGAAACATATTATTCCGCAACGGTAGGGCGCAAGTCAGTCGTTATAAACGCCGATATTTGGCTTCTTTCTCTCGACGAAATGAAAAACTTGTCCGAGAAGCATAGTTATTACCTTTCATTAGTAGACCAACCGATTAACGGAGTAAATCAACCGATTAACGGAGTAAATCAACCGATTAATCCGCAAAGTAAAGTAACGAAAAGTAAAGTAAATATAGTAAGTAAGAAAGTAAGTATAAAAAAAGAAGATAGTAATTATATAGAGAGCTACGACGAAATTTTTGACGAAATGGCGGTGAAGCCGAACGTCAAAAACGCACTCATTGAGTTTATCCGTCATTTACGCGTAAACGGCGTTACGATGATAAACAGCCGACTTGAAAACATTATTGTGCAGCTTGATTTTACTTACGGCAGAGACGAAATAGCAAAGGCGCAAGCCGTTACTTCGGCGATAGCAAGCGGGTACAAGCGGTTACCCTGCGAGGAAGAATAAAGCCCCGCCAAAGCCGCCACAAAACAAAAATAATAAATCAGACCTTACAGGAGGAACAAACAACAATGAATCACAGTATCAAAGTAACGTTCATAAGAACGGAGTTAGCCTACGCGTTATCTGCGGTGGTAAAGACGGTTACGGCTTCGAGCCTTGAAACCTCGGACAGTTACATTTACATATAAGCACGAACGAAAATAACACGGGCGGGCATTACCTCACCCCATTCGGCGTTCAAAGAGATTTAACCGTAAACGAAATAGTTAAAGAAATAAAGAGCGCTATTTTAGAGGAGGTTTTCGGCGAATGAGAACGATTAAATGCAAGTTCTGCAAATGGAGCAAAGAGAGCGGACGGTGGGAAAGCCATTGCAATAACCGCAACAGCGCCTACTACGGCGACGAGTGCATAGAGAAAGACCGTGTCGAACCGTCCGAATGCGAGGACAAGGAGGAGCTGGGCGAATGAAAGGAGTAATGATTTCAATACAGTCGGAATGGGTAGAGAAGATTTTAAACGGCAAGAAAACAATAGTATTTTGTAAGACTATGCCGAGGCTTAAAACTCCGTTTAAATGCTATATCTACTGCACAAAACCGAGCAAGAAATTTCAAACAATACTCGGCAGTATGATTCTGAACGCCGACGAGCTATATCGCTTACCGAGCGGAGAAATTAAACACGACTGCTCGATAGAGTTAATGTTTTACGATAATTACACAAAGGACAACTTCCTCAACGGCAAAATTGTTGGTGAGTTTATCTGCGATAATGTAAAAAATTTAGACTATCGCGAATATCGGGAAGAGTATGAACCTGCCGCTTGTCTTCTTTACGGCTGGCACATTTCCGACTTGAAAATCTATGATAAGCCGAAAGAGCTAAGCGAGTTTAAAGGCATATGCAGAACTACTTGCGAAGCTTGCAAGAACCCAAAATACTATGAGGGCAATTGCGAAGAAAGAGGAACATATAAACTTACCCGACCTTTCCAAAGTTGGGGATATGTTGAGGTGAAAGAATGAACGAATACAAATGCAAAGCGTGCGGCGCAACGATAATTTGGGTAGAAACCCAGAACGGCAGGAAAATGCCGTGCAACGCCGCACCCGTAACCTATCAAGCAAACAGGCGCGGTAAGGATTTAATAGTAACCCCGAACGGCGAGGTATTAAAGGGTACGGTCGTATCGAAGGACGATTCCTTTTTAATCGTGGACGGCTACGGTTACATATCACATTACGCAACCTGCCCCAACGCAGATTATTTCAGGAAGAAGTAAAGGCGGCAATGAAGAACAAGTTAAAAAAGGTATGGCGTTGGCTTCGGACTAACGTTCTGAATAAGAGTATGATTTTATGGGTGCTTATCGCGGAAGTGATATTTTGGTCGCCGTGCATAGTTACGGCTCTTTTAGCACTCATAATAAGCCCTTGGTGGTGGACGGCGTTTGGCGCGGTTATAGCGTTTTGGAGCGGTCCGTTCACCCCCGCCGTACCTTTGCAACTTGCATTAGCGTTAGCCTTGAAGAAGTTACACGACAAAATCAAACAGCATGGACAAACCAAAAGGAGCAAGGAAGATGACCAAGGAACAGAGAACGAAGCTGAACAATGAACTCTATAACTACACGCAATACAAGAAAGAAGCCAAAGAAACGCTATGTGACGCGTTCTACGGCGGTATGACGGTAGATTACACCAACGTCCGCACAAGTGGCGGGGGTGGCGGTAACGGCGCGGAAAGCCGCGTTATCCGTGCGTTATCGGATAGCGAACGCAAGACGCGCTGGATATATGTTTTTGAGTACACCCTCATAAAATACACGGGCGAGCATAAAGACCTTGTAATGCGCAAAAAGTTTATAGACCACAAGCCGCGCCGCCAAGTTTGCAAAGAGTGCGCCATATCGGCGCGTACATATTTTTACTGGCTTGAAGAAATTCAAAGCACTGCCTTTATGTGGGCGCAATTCTTCAAACTTTTATGAGTAGTGCAAATTCTTTGCACAGATTTTGCTTGAAATCGGCAAAAAGCCGTGTTACAATATAAACAGTGGGAACGATAGGTGGTTCTTCGTTCTCACCCTCCTTATTCCCCGACAAGGGGAAACAAAAGCCTACACGGAAAAACAGCGTGCGGGCTTTTTAATTTACCCACACGTGATATCCAATCACTTTTTCATATTTCTCTCTTTTTGGCGGCGGGAACAGACCGCTGGCGGCTCGGAAAGACGAGCAAACCTTTTGAAATTCATTCGGGAGTAGGCTTTTTAAAGCCCGCTCTCAATTTTATATAGGAGTAAAACGAAAATGATAAAACAACGCCCGATAGTGCAAATCGAGGTAAAGAAGTTAAAACTCAACCCAAAGAACCCGCGCAAGAACGACGCGGCGGTTGATACCGTTGTAAAGTCGATAGAAAAGTTCGGTTTTAACGTCCCCTTGTTTTGCGATAGCTCGCTTACCGTTTACTGTGGCAATACGCGCTTAAAGGCGGCTCGGAAGCTTGAACTTGAAACTGTGCCTTGCATAGTGGCGGACGATTTGACCAACGAGGAAATAAGGGAGTACGCGCTTGTGGATAACAAGGCGGGCGAACTTTCCGAATGGGACACGGAACTTCTGGAAGCCGAACTTGACGAGCTGGATATGCAGGAGTGGGAATTTGTTGATTGGAACAATCGGGGGGGGGTAGACTTAGAGGATAACTCTTACCTGCAAGACCTTATGGAAGAAGAACTTGTCAACAAGAAGAGCGAGCCGACCGACTTTGACACGACATTTACATTTGCGAACTCGTTCAAGCCCGCCTACGATAAGTATATCGAAGAGCACGGCAAAGAGGAACTCCGTCAACAGATAATAAAAATATGCGAGGATAACTTCAATGCCTGACTGCGGTTCACAAATTTATTTATGTGATTTACCGATTAGATTTGATACATACAAGGGTTGTTCCCACGGGTGCAGATACTGTTTCACTCGCGCCAAGTACGACCTTAATAATATACAGATAAACGAGAAGCCGCAAGCGCTTTTAAAGTTTATCGAGGGTTCGCGCAATCAAAATACGTGCTGGTGCGATTGGGATATACCTTTACATTGGGGCGGCTTGTCAGACCCCTTTCAACCGTGCGAAAAGCGTATGCGCCTATCTTACGAGTGTTTGAAGATATTTGAAAAGACGCAGTACCCCTTTATAGTCTCAACAAAAGGTAAACTCGCCGCCGAGGACGAATATGTAGATTTACTTGCTAAATGTAATTGCGTAGTGCAAATATCGTTAGTATGCGAGAAGTACGACGAGTTGGAGGCGGGTTGCCCGCCGTTTAAGGAACGGTTGGAAATGGTGCGCAAGATTGCGGCGCGCGTCAAGCGGCTCATAATCCGTGTACAGCCTTATATGCACGAGATTTATTCCGAAGTGTACGACAACTTGAAGAAGTTTAAAGATGCGGGCGCGTACGGTGTGATTATCGAGGGGATGAAATTCAAACGGAAAAAGGAGGGGCTTATCAAAATAGGTGGCGACTTCGTTTATCCGTACGACGTGATATTTAATGACTTCGTCAAACTTCGTGCGCAGGCTCACGCGTTGGGTTTAAAAATATACGCTGGCGAAAATCGGCTTCGCAAGTTTGGCGATAGTTTAACCTGTTGCGGTTGTGACGGGTTAGAGGGCTTCAAGCCTAACACCTTTAACCTGAACCATTTGTTGAACGGTGAAAAGGTACAGCCCACCGATAAAATGAAGGAAACAAAAACCGCTTGTTGTTTTACAGCTATAAACCAGAACACGGCTTACGGAAACAAAGTAAGACAAAGCAGTTTATTCCGAGAAATGCTCGATTACTACTCAAACGAAAAAGCAAAAATCAACAAAGTAATGGGCATTGTAAAAGATAAATAGGACGATTAAAATGTGGCTAATAAGGGCAAGGACAACTTAATACCGCTCAACCAACGAACAAAGGACGAACAAAAAGAGATTACGACAAAAGGCGGTAAGGCAAGCGGCGTAGCAAGGCGACGAAAAAAGAAACTCAAAAAGGAATTTGAGGACTTATTGAAAATGCCCGTCGTCGGTAAATCGTATTTAAAGAATTTGGAGCGGCTGGGCGTAAGTACGGACGGTAGCACATTGCAAACGGTGATGACCGCCGCGTTAATAGTTCAAGCCTGCAACGGCAACGTTAAAGCCTTTGAAGCCATTAAAGAAACGATAGAGCCGCCGAAGGTAAAAGCGGACAACGGCGAAGCGGTAACCGACCACTTGAAACTTATGCGCGACGCGTACGGTCAAGACGGCAATGCGGAGGGTGACGAAGGGGATGAATAACGAAGCGTTAAATCAGTTGTACTCACCAAAACAGCAACGGGTTTTAAGTAGGTATTTTGCCCGTCGTCCGTATATGTTAATAAATCACGGCGCGGTTCGTTCGGGCAAAACGACGGTTGACAACGATATATTTTTACAAGAGATTTTAAGAATATCGGAGTATGCGGAAGAACACGGAATAAAAGAGCCGCAGTACATTATAGGCGGCGCTTCCGTCAAAAACATAAATCGAAATATCATAAGGGAACTGAACCAAAAATACGGGCTAAATATCAAACTTAATCAGGCGAACGAGTTTAACCTTTTCGGTGTGGTTTGTTGCTGCCTTGGGACGGACGACCTCGGGCGGTTCAGCGGTGCAGTCGGTATGACCTCTTTTGGATTGTACCTGAACGAGGGGAGCACGGCAAAGCAGGAAGTATTCGACGAGCTCTTAAAGCGTTGCTCGGGCGACGTGGGCTTTTCGCCTATGATAATTATTGACACCAACCCCGACAGCCCCGAACACTATTTGTACCGCGATTATATATCGCTTCCCTTTGAGGAGCGCAAGCGTATAGGTATTTTAACTTACCATTGGGAGCTTGACGATAATCCCTTTTTAAACGAGCAGGTGCGCGAGAACATAAAGAACTCCACGCCGTCGGGGGTATTCTATGACCGCAAAATAAAGGGGCTTTGGGTAACCGCCGAGGGTATTGTGTATGAAGATTTTTATGAGCCTTGGCACGTTATCGACGACGGCGAAGTGCCCGACAAAAGCAAGTTCGTTCGCTTCTTTGCGGGCGTTGACTGGGGCTTTGAACATAAAGGTGTAATCGGCTTGTTTGGCGTAACGACTGACGGCACGCGTTACCTTTTAAGACTTGTAGTTAAACAACACCAGCTTATAGATTGGTGGGTAAAGCAGGCGAAACAAATTATAGAAGAGTACGGCTACGGCTTCAAGTGGTATTGCGACGACGCGCGCCCCGATAACATAGCCGCGTTCCGTGACGCTAAAATCTGGGCAGTAGGCGCAGACAAAAGGATAGCGGCGGGTGTGGAGTGTATGGCTGGGTTTATCAAGCGCAAGAAATTAAAGATACCGAAGCGATTCGCCCGAGAGTTCTGCGGTGAGTTGTACAAGTATGTATGGGACAAAAAGACGGGACTACCCGTCAAAGAAAATGACGATATAATGGATATGTCGCGGTACGGTTTGTTTTCCGATAGCCAAGACAACAACGGTAGATAAGTATATGTTATATGATTTAGACTGGTTAAAAGAAGGCGAGAAGTTCCCGCCGTATCCCGAGCTGGCAAGGCTTACAACCTACAAGCAAAACAGGCTTTTATTCGAACATAGAATACAGGACGTTTTCGGCGAGTACAAGCGGCGCTTATGGCGAATTATCAACAAGTTCAACGAGATTAACTACGACGACGCTACGGCGCATATAAGCTTTAATACGGAGCTTGATTATTTTGAACCCGTAGCCGTCAAGACCGCCGATATAGTTGCAGGTAGTGCGCCCACGATAACAATGACCAAACCCGATATATCAGAGGAAGAGTGGGAAGCGGACGAGGGCGCGGCATACACGGAAGCTGCCGAAAAAGCCGAGAACAACCTTAAAGCGATTATCGAAGACAACGACCTCAACAAAAAACTTTTAGAGGTAATAATCGACGTTTCCCGATTCGGCGACGCGGTGGCGCGGGTGTATAAAGACGAAACGGATGTACTGAAAGGCGCGCACGCCAACTTCACGTGCATATCCCCTGAAATGTGGTTCCCGATAGTAGACCGCTCCGTAAAGGAATTAAGGCTATATGACGTGATAGCGTGGGTTATTGACAAAACGCCCGACAAAAAGGAGTTTTACGCAAAGCGCTTTGAATTACATGCGCAAGTACACGAAGCTGGTAAGTACACCGAGTACGTGTTTACGGCAAAGGGGGAAATGGAGCAAACGCAAGTAGGCGACGGCTCGATTGTTAATGTTGAGCGGTACACCATAGGTAAAATGTCAGGGCAACCGCAAGTGGTTACAACGGGCTTCAAATCGTCCGTTATCCGTGACTTTCACAACCTCACGACGAGTAGCAACATATTCGGCATAAACGATTATGACCGCATAGGTCCTATCATAGCGGAGCTTGACGTGCGCTATACGCTTGAAAACCTTGTGCTTGATAAGCATACCGCGCCGAGCATAGCCACCGCCGAAGAGAACCTGCACCAGAACCGCGACGGCTCGTGGGGCGTGGACGTGGGCGGCGTATTCGTAGTGCGTGACGGGCAATACCCGCAGTACCTGACTTGGGACGCAAGTCTGCAAGCCAACCACACGATGATAGAAAAACTCGAAAAGCACTTATGGTCGCTTTCCGAAATGGGCGCGGTATTGAACGATGACAGCTTCGGACAGAGCCAAGGGTGGGAAGCGTTGGAAACGCGTCTATCGAACGCAAGGCTTAAAGCGCGGCGTATGGGCACAGGGCTTAGCGCTTCGCTTAAAAAGTTGATATCCGTACTTTCCGAGGTGGGCTATGAGTTTATCCCCGTCAAAGATTTATCAATACAGTTCAACGACGGCTTGCCTATGACCGAGTGCCACAAAGCGGACATTGCTTCAAAGGAAGTAGGCGGCGGCGCAATTAAAGACGTTGAAACCGTCCTTATGGAGCGTTATGGCAAGACGAAGCGAGAAGCGGAGGAAATAGCCGCAAAAATCAAATCGACGACAAACCCGTTTGAAAGCAGTTTCTTCAATTCGCCGGCGGACAACGAAGAGGAAGAAACCGAGCAGAAACAAACCAAGGTAGGATTTGCGACGGGCGGCAACGCTAATGAGCAAGAAGAATAACGACGAAGCGGGCTTGCAAAACTACATAAAGGCTTTAACCGAAGAACAACGGTGGCTGACCAAGATATTAAACAGTAAGAACTTATCGGTTGAGGACTACGCGGCGCGCGCCAAGAAGGCGATAGACGCGGCGGTTACCGCTATATGTAGCAAGACTACGGAATATGTAAACGGCGAACTTCCCGAAGCCTTTCAAGAGGGACGGCAAAGAGCCGACACGGCAATAAAGAAGCAAAGCATACCCCCGCCGCCAACAAGCAACGCTTTAACCGAAACGAAGAAGAGCGCCGATACAGCCTTATTAAAGGCTTCTGGCTTTAAATATAACGGCAGGGCTTTAAGTTACGATACCTACATAAACATACAAAGCGCAACGGAAGCCGCAGGAAAGGGCTTGAAGGAGCGTATAAACGGAATTATAGACGACCTCGGCAAATCGCAAGAGGATACGATTTATAACGTCACAGAGGCGATTAAGGACGATATAAAGAAGAACGGACTACTCAATGTCAGGTACTCAAACGGAGCGCAAGTTCCCGTTGATAAGTACGCGGCAATGGCGGCGCGTTCGGCGCGTATTGAAACGGCTAATATCGGCGCTTTTGGGCGGGCGTTAGAGAACGGCACGGACTATGTGAAGTGCACCGAGATTTACCCAACGTGCGAAATTTGCGCACGATACCAAGGCAAGATATATTGCATTAGCGGCAAGGACAAGCGCTTCCCCGCCTTATTCGAAACGGCTTTACGGCGCGGCTATGCGATTATGCACCCTAATTGCCGTCACGAGTTCGTCCCCGTTTGGTTAGAACTTTTGGACGACGAAGAGTTAAGCAAGGAGCTTAACGCGGCGCAGTTTGTGGGCAAGGATACACGAAGCGTACAGGAGCGCAACGCATACGCGCGGTGGCAAGAATTAAACCGCCGCGATAACAGCGAAAAACTCTATTACGAGCGGGCAAAGCGGGCGATGGGGCGAGACTTCCCATATGCGGACATTGGCTCATTCCGTCGTTCGTACAGGTCAAAGGAAGGCTCAAACGCGCATATCAAAAGCCACAACCTAATGCGGGACTACCAGCAATTCGGAAAATACAAATCGACGATGGGCAAATACGCCCCACAATCATTTGCTAAATTCCGAGAGATAAAGTATAATAATAACAGCGGCGCATACCAAGCCTTACAGCAAGAGTACCAAGAAGAAAAGGCATACTCGATAGCGGCGGGCGGTGGCAGGCACAGCGGCAAGTTGAGAGACTTCCAAAAGTTTAAAACCGCACAACTCGAAAAGACAACTCGTAGTCTCGGAAAAGCCATTGTTGAACATAAAGATAAAGTGGAAAACCCTGAAAAATATATCGTAAAATGGGACACGTTATCTGAACAAGAACGGCAAGGAATGATAAAGTACTGGAACAAAGAAATAAGCAACTATAAGGCTCAACGCAATATAGCACGCGCACTAATCAGAAGGAGGACGGAAGAATGAGCGGAATTTCCGACGATTTATTAAAAGACATTGTGGACGAAATTGCCGACAGTTTAAACGGGATAAAGGACGATGATTCGAAAGAAGCCTTTTGGCAGAGACTGGCATATCTTCATTGTTTAGGTACAATAAAAGCCGCCGTTATAGATAGGGCAGAAAAATTCGGACTTGACGGCGACCTTGATAAAAAGTTCGGACTTATAAAGTAACCGATACACAACCAAAATTAAGAAGCACTTCAAAGCGGAGTGCTTTTTTAATACGAAAAAAAACAAAGCGCACGAGTAGACTTTTACCGTGCGTTTTATTATGCGCGAGATTAGTTTTATAGGCAGGATAGGCTCAAAAGTCTACTTGTTTATGGTGGGCGCAACGCCTTCCTCGCGCGCCAAAAAGTCCAGAGCAAGCAAGACGTAAAAAGGTAGAGCGCATAAAAAATCTTAACGGGAGCGCACCCGTAAAAAGCGTAAGGAGTTATTTTATGAAAAGACAAGAACTAAAAGCACTACTTCACGGCGTTGAGAACGCTGGCGAGATAATCGACCAGATAATGGAAATCAACGGCGCGGACATTGAGAACGCAAAGAAAAGCGTGAACACAAGCGGCTTGACGGCGCAAATCAGCGAAAAGGACGCTAAAATAGCGGAACTTGAAGCAACGCTTAAAGCGTATGAAAAAGGCGGCGACAAGTACATTGATAGCGCAGATTATGAGCGTTTGAAGAAGTTTGAAACGGATACCGTTTCGGCGCAGAAGAAAGAACAGCAAAAGGCGGCAGTTAAAAAACTACTCAAAGACGAACACGCGCGTGAGGATATGCTCGACCTTTTGATTAACGGCGTAAATATCGACGGGGTAGAAATCCAAAAAGACGGCACGATTAAAGACGGCGCTAATTTGGTAAAAACCTTGAAAGAAAAGTATGCGGCGGGGTTCAGTCCATCTGCACCGACAGGCGGCGCTCCTTTCAATCCGGCAGGTGGCAAGCCCGCGGGCGACGGCGCGGACGGCTTTAATTTTTCCTTTACACCCGTAAACGGAACGCCGAAGAAAAAAGAATAACAATAGGAGTATTAAATTAAATGGCAGCAGTAAATTACGCAACACAGTACAGCAGGGCATTAGCTAACGCTTACCCTTATCAGTCATACTTCGGCGACCTTAGGACGACCGAAAACAACGGCAAGTATAAGTGGATAGACGGCAAAACGATTAAGATACCCAAGCTGACAACCAAAGGCGCGGTAAACGCGGACAACGACAAAATCACCACAGCGACAAGACGTTGGGATAACGAATGGGAGCCTAAGGAAGTATCCTTCCACAGAGAGTGGAGTACCCTTTTGCACCCTACGGACGTTGATATGACTAATCAGGTCGCAACGATTCAGAATATAACTCAGAACTTCAACGAGTTTCATAAATTTCCCGAAAAGGACGCATACCTCATATCGAAGCTATATTCGGAATTTATCGCGGCAGGCGGCACGGCAACCGAAACGGCAATTACAGCCTCGAATATCCTTTCGCTTATAGACGCCGACCTCGAAGCCTTGGAAGAAGCGCGCGTGCCTATGGCGGGTACTTTAATGTACATTACGCCCACCCTCAACAAGATTTTGAAGGGCGTTATGAACAGGTATATGTCTTCCACCGACAGCGAAATCAATAGGACTTTGAGCCGTATTGAACAGCTGACCTTAAAGAGTGTACCCAGCGACCTTATGAGGTCTAAATATGATTTTGACGAGGATTGGGCGGTTCATAAGAAGGACACTACCGTTACGGGCGACGCGGACGCATTATATATCAACTATATGATAGTTCACCCTTCCGCGATTATCACTCCCGAAGTGTACACCTTCGCACAGTTGGACGAGCCTTCCGCAATGTCAAACGGCAAGTACGTTTACTACGAAGAGAGATACGAGGACGTATTCCTTCTTTCCGAAAGAAAGGCGGCGCTTCGTTTCCACGCTTCCGAAAAAGCACTCGGCGCTTCAACTTAATATCAAAAGTAAAACGCGTAGGGCGGGGGCTTAATGCTCCTGCCCGATAAACGCGTTAAGGGGTTTTATTATGCTAACGGTCGGTAAAGACACATACGTAACAATAGAGGAAGCCACGGAGTATATCCAGGGGCATTATTCCGAGAAAAACATACTACGCGCTCATTGGGAAGTAGCGCCGCAGGAATATAAAGAACAGTACTTGAAACAGTCACTCGAAGAGATAGAAGCGCTCCCTTTCATCGGGCGCAAGAGCTTATACACGAACGAGTTGCAGTTCCCGCGTATTCTTTCAAGTATGCCCTACTTTATAACACGTCACCCCGTTTACCGCCTTTATTATGGCGACGAAACAAAGGTACCCGACGCGGTAAAGGAAGCGCAGATAGAAAACGCGTTAGGTGTTATACGCAAGACATACCGCCCCACGCAAGCCGCGCTTATTTTGCAAAAATTAGGGCTTGTTCCGCAATACGCGGACGACGCGGGGAAATTGTCGAGCGCAAAGGCTTCACGGCTTTTATCGCCGTTTTTAGGCAGTCTTAAAGCGTAAGGAGGGAATTATGGCAGGAACGATTTATGATTATCCGATAATGATTGACGAAGCAGAGTTCAAAAACAATACGGGCATTGACCTTGCCAAAGAGCTTGACGGCAAGGACGGCGCGCGAAAAGTTAAAAACTTTTTAAACCAAGTGCACCGTATCGTTTACGACGATTTAATATATTCGGTCGGCGTAAAGGCCATCAAAAGGCTTATCATCGAAAAGTACGCCGACAGCCTTAAAAATGAAATTAAAAAGGCGCTCATAGCGCAGGGTGAGTACCTACTCGAAAACGGCGACGTTTCGCTTTGGAATGGAACGGTAGTAGCCGCAAATGGGACGGTAGCCGTAACGGACAGCGGCGTGGTGGCTCAAAAAATCGTGCCGCTTACCGTCGTCAATATCCTACGCGCAACCGAGCCGAACTTGCTTTATATGGGGGAGTAACAAATGGGGCTTCCTATAAAATACGGCCTTGTTTTTAGTCTAAAAGATTTAAGCACCCGCAAGGAATTAGGCACATTCAAAGCGCGCGTAATCCGCGACAGGTCGGCGAACTTCGGCTCGATAAGTGGAAATATTCAAAGCGGCGGCAATTCGTATTCGGTAGCCACGCCGAAAAATATCGGCTTCAACGGCGCGGGTACTCAACAGGTTACCGATTTAGGTACGGGCGTTTCCTATATCATAACGAGCGTTCGCGGGCTTACCCATACGCAGGTAGGGCGCACGTACAGCCGCGCGCGACAATTAAAAGAGATTATCTTGGAGTTGGAATAATGAAAGTAACAAAAGTTATGCTTGAAAGCCGACTGCTTTTAACCTTGAAAAACAACGCGCCCGTTCGTCAAACACACGGCGCGGTAGGTAAGAAGGGCACGAATATGTACTCACCCTATCCAGGCAATTTAAAAAATAACGGCATAGTCCAAACAAGCGACGGTGCAAAGTTAGACATAAACAAAGTCGGCTACATTTGGTACGCGAACAAGTCAAGCCGTAAGCCGAATTATATCGGTAAGTCGGTTGACGAATTTTTAAGGTGGTGCCAAGCACTCGGTGCAAGGATAGAACAAGAATGATAAACTTACAATACGTTGCCGAAGCGTTCAATAAACTGCTCGGCACAAATGATTACATAGTATACCTCGATACGAACTTCACCCCGCAAGAGAACGATACCTCGCGCACGCTATGCGTAATGACGGCTTCACGGAATCCGCAAGCGCTCGGCGGCGCGATAGACAGCGAAACGCTTACACTCTCGTTTGCGTTCGATATTCGCATTACCGATAGAGAGGAAGCGGCAAAACGCAAGGCGGGAATCGCTTCAATTTTGGGTTGGCGCTCGTTTCAAATAACCACGCCCGAGGATGAAGTATACGACATTGACAGTTGGGTTGACTTATCACCCGCCGAGCCTGCACGCGTTGACGAGGGGGAATTTATGCAGATTCTGCCCGCAAACGGCACGGCGTTAGTTTCTAACCACAGCGTAGGCGCAACCGTTTCAAACCGTATACGTACGTATATCAACGACGAAGAAGTAACCGTTATGAGTTATACTTCGGCGCTTGTAAAGGGCACAGACGAACTCGTTGATTTATCTGACGACGACTACCAGATAGAGCCGCAGGAAATATCCCGCACAAACACCGCCGACATTACAATCCTTTATAC